TATGATGGATCAGACAGTATTACACTTTGTGATATTAACACATCTGCAAACACAGTAAATTTTATAGATTCAACAGTAGCATCAGATTTAGTCAATGACAGCTCTCCACAATTAGGAGCAAATTTAGATACAAATTCTTTTAACATTTTAATTGACGATGCACATTTTATTGCAGACGAAAATGGAAACGAACAAATTATATTTCAAACAACAGCATCAGCAGTAAATCAATTTGACATTACAAACGCAGCTACAGGTAATAATCCAATATTTGAAGCAACAGGCGGCGATTCTAATGTTGGTATTGACATTAAACCAAAAGGTACTGGAGAAGTAGTTGTAGGAACAGGAGCAGCAGCAGCTACTGTAACTTCTAAAGGTGCTTTTAATTTAGTTTTAGATACAAACGAGGGAACAAACTCTGGAAACATAACGATTGTAGATGCAGCAAACGGAAACATTCAATTAACACCAAATGGAACTGGATATACAGAACTTGTAGGAAATACAAATCCAGGTGCAATAAGATTTAACTGTGAAAATAATTCACATGGTGTAACAATTAAAGGACCAGCACACTCATCTTCAGCAACATACACATTAACTTTACCAACATCAGATGGTAATGCTGACGAAGTTTTAAAAACTGACGGATCAGGAGTTTTATCATGGGGTGTTGCAGCAGGTGGTACATCTTGGCAAACAATTAAAACATCAGGATTTACAGCAGCAGCAGGAGAGGGATATTTTTGTAATACAACATCAGGAGCTTTTACAGCAACATTACCTGCTTCTCCGTCATTAGGAGATGAGGTTACTTTTGTTGATTATGCAGCAACATTTGACACTAACAATTTAACTGTAGGTAGAAATAGCAAACCAATTATGGGTGCTGCTGAAGATTTAACTGTTGCTGTAGAACGAGCAGGATTAACATTAGTCTTTGTAGATGACACGAATGGTTGGCTATTAAAAGATAAGTAATGGCTAATTATAAAAAGATAAGTGGACAAGCAGTAAAATGCTATGACAGCGATCCACCTACAGCTTATCCGTCAGCTTGGGAGGGTCAATTATATTACAATACATCAGATGGACAATTTAAATATCAAACTTTAGGTGTTGGAGCTTGGGGTTCAGGTGGTAATTTAAATACAGGTAGAAGTTTATTAGGTGGTTTTGGATCAACAACAGGTGCTGGAGGAAATATTGTTTTTGGAGGAGATAATCCAGGTGGACCATCTCCATCTCCAAATTACGCTATAGCAGAATCTTACAATGGAACTTCATGGACAGAGGTTGCAGATTTAAATACAGGTAGGCAATTACCATCAGGATTTGGAACTACTACTGCTGGATATTCAATAGCTGGAAATTATGATGGCGCACCAGCATCAGGATCAAATAATGTGGAGTCTTGGAACGGTTCTGCTTGGACTGAAACAACTGAAATTAATAGTGCTAGAATAGCTGGAGTGGCGACAGGCACAACCACAGCAGGTTTATTTTCAACAGGCACACAACCTGGTAGTGGAACACCAAGTTCAACAGTTTTAAATGAATCGTGGAATGGAAGTGCGTGGACTGAAGTAGGAGATTTAAACCAAGCAAGAAGAGATGGAGCAGGTTCAGGCACAACAAATACAGCAGCTCTTGTTTTTGGTGGAAGAAACCCACCAGCAAATACAACAGGGTTAGCTACCAACGAATTATGGAACGGATCAGCTTGGACAGAAACAGGAGATTTAAACACAGGAAGAATGCTTATATCAGGTTCTGGTAGTAGCACATCAGCAATAGCTTTTGCAGGTAATAATCCAACACCAGGAAGAATCTCAAAAACAGAACAATGGGATGGAACATCATGGACAGAAGTTAATGACCTTGCAAATGCTCGTATGGGTGCTGCTAAAGGAACTATTGGTACTTCATCAACATCTTTAGCTACAGGTGGAGAAACTACATTATCTCCTGATACACAAGCTGTTACTGAAGAATGGACAGTATCACACACACTTAAAAAGGTAACAACGAGTTAAAAAATGATGTATAAACAATTAAAAGGAGGAAACTATGGCATATAAATATACTGTTAAAGAAAACTGGGGTAAAGATTTTTTTACTCACGAAGAAAGAAAACAGATGTATCTTGCAGGTCATCCTGGTAATGTTTGGGTTGTTGATGACAATATCTTTGGCGATCAATGGATTGGCAAAATTGGCGGAACACTTAAAACAAAAGAAGAAGCACAAGCTATTGTAGATGGAGAAATAGAATCTGCACAAGCTGATTGGGATTCTTTATCAGATGAAGAAAAAGAAAGAAGTCCAAGACCAGTTAAATACAATTTACCATAAGGAATAATTAAATGACGACTTATAAAGGTATTCATGGTTTAAAAGTCCAGCACGTTACTACTGATGCTGTTTCTTCTCAAGTATTAGGCGGCTCTTGGTCATCTGGTGGAGCTTTAAATACAGCTAGAAATCGTGCTGCTAGTGTAGGTAGTGTTCCAGCAAGTTTAGCTTTTGGAGGCACACCTCCTGTTACTGATGCTGTTGAATTATATAATGGTACAAGTTGGACTGAAACTACAGAAATAAACACAGCAAGATTTGGTTTAGCTGGTGCTGGTACAACTACGGCAGCTATTGGATTTGGAGGAGGTACTCCATCAACAACAGCAATAAATGAAAGTTGGAACGGATCAAGCTGGACCGAAGTAGGAGACTTAAATACAGCAAGAGAAAAATTAGCTGGAGCTGGAATATCAACAGCAGCTCTTGCAATAGCTGGATATAATCCATCTTTAAGTGCTTTAAATGAATCATGGAATGGGTCAGCATGGACAGAAGTGGGCGACTTAAATGATGCAAGAGAAAAATTAACTGCCGCAGGAACAACATCTGCCGCATTAGCTTATGGTGGAGACACACCAGGCGTAACTGCAAACACAGAAACTTGGAATGGTTCTAGTTGGACTGAAGTAAGCAATTTAAATACCGCTAGAAAAGATTTATCAGGAGGTGGAACTTCTACATCTGCTTTGGCAGTTGGAGGATCAAACAGTCCAGCATATCTTACTGTTACTGAAAGTTGGGATGGTTCTAGTTGGACAGAGGTAAATGATTTATCTACAGGAAGAAATAGTTTAGCTGGAGATGGCTCAAATAATTCAGATAATTTAGTTTCTGGTGGAACAACAGGTAGTAATTCTGCTGCCACAGAAGAATGGTCTTTCCCATCTGGTTCAATAGTACAACTAGGACAAGTTTGGTTTAATACAGGTTCAGGAACACTTAAAGGATATGCTGCACAAGGAACTGGATCGTGGTCAAGTGGAGGTTCTTTAAATACAGGAAGAGCTTATATTGGTTCAGCAACTAGAGGAACACAAACCGCAGCGTTAGGTTTTGGTGGAGACCCAAATGGATCAACTATTACAGAATCATATAACGGAACATCTTGGACAGAAGTAAATGATTTAAACACTTCAAGAGCTGCTGCTGCAGGAGCAGGAACACAAACATCTGCTTTAGCAAGTACAGGTTTCCCATCTACAGGTAAAGATAAAGTTGAGAGCTGGAATGGTAGTTCTTGGACTGAAGTATCTGAACCAAATTTACCTAGAGATTCAACAAATGGAACAGGTGCAAGTAATACTTCTGCATTAATTTTTGGTGGTTATAATCCTCCACAAATATATGAAGCAGAAACAGAAGAATGGGATGGTAGTTCATGGACTGAAGTTTCAGATTTAAACACAGCTAGAAGATCAGGTGGTTCAGCAGGAACTGCGACATCTGCAATGTTGGTTGGTGGAGGTATTCAACCAGGTGTTTTAAATAATGTTGAAACATGGAATGGAACTTCTTGGACAGAAGTTACAGAAATAAATGTGGCTAATTCCCAAGCAGGATGTGGTTCGGATGGCACAAATACAAATGTTTTACGTTTTGGTGGAGAAAAATCAGGTTCTCCAAATAAAACCGCAACAACAGAACTTTGGAACGGAACTTCATGGACAGAACTTAATGATTTGGCTACAGCTAGGTACACTCCTGGTGGAGCTGGATCAACAGTAAGTGCAATAGCTTTTGGTGGATATACTACTACAGATGTTGCAAATACAGAAGAGTGGAATGTTAGTGGTGCAACCAAGACGCTAACTACAACATAGTTGATTTTTATTTATAAATCAGTACATTGACATTACCTTATGTCAAAGGAAAAACGAAACATCCAAATCGTTGCAGAAACAGAGTCTAAATATTTGACAAAAATATTAGACCAACATGATGTTAAAGAATTTAAAAAACTTATTCCTGAATTAAAAGATACTTGGAAAAAGAAACAAATGTTTCGTACAGAAACAGAGATGAGATTTTCTGTATTGTCAGATAATAAATATCCAACTAAAGCTGCAAAGTATTGGCAATCAGTTAGAGAACAAAACACACACTTTGAAAACTTAATGCACTTATCTTTTGATGCTAGAAAGAACGCAGTAGAAATTAAAAAGATAGAAAAAAAAATAGAACAAGAAACAGATAAGTTAGAAAAAGAATTACTAGAAATAGAACTAGAAGAAAAAGTTTATGCCCAAGCAAGTATGGAGCTAGTTGCTAAACATAGAATGAGAGAAGTGGCAACTTGGTCTAAACTAAAGAAAGAGTTTGATGATGGAAACTTTGACAAAGAGGATGTAAATACCCATCAAGCAGATTCTTATATGTTAAGACTACAACATCAAAAAGACACGCTAACACCAGGTTCTTCTCAACCTGAAGTCTTTAATGTACTAGGTCAGCTCCATACTTTAGAAAGAGTTAGAAAGTCAGGCGAGTTATTACCTAAAGGCAAAGAAAAAAAGAAACTTAAAAAATGAAGTTTGATTTTGTCTATCTAGGGCAAACTGTACTTAAATATCAAGTGCCTTTAGAAGTGTTTAACTATTTACAAAAGTTATATCAAATACAAAAGAAGAACCTACCTAAAGCAAATAAACAATTAGTTGGTAAAATTAAAGATGAAGTATCTTTGTTTTATGGAGGTAAAGATAGCGATAAAATGCACAGACATAATTTTATTTCACAAGATGTATTAAGATGGTTTTATACAGTATTTAAACATTATTTAGATTGGAATAAAATACACGAATACAATATGAACATAAACTCTATATGGGTTAATGAAATGAAAGCTCACGAATACAATCCAGTACATATCCATCAAGGTATGCTTTACACAGGTTTGTCATCAGTTATGATTATGAACTTACCTAAAGATACAGGCGTTGAATATTCAGCAGAATCAAAACCTATGAATGGTAGATTACAAATTATAGGTGCAGCTAATGGTCAGTTTTCTAAAACAGATTATTCTCCAAATATGCGAGTAGGAGATTTCTATATATTTCCTTATGACATGAGGCATTGTGTTTATCCTTTTAACAGAACAAAAGAAAAACGTAGAACATTAGTTTGTAATGTAGATGTAGATTATAACCCAGTATCAAGTAGAACAGCAGGAGGACAATTAGAATGATACCTTTTATGCCACATTGGCAATCTTATATAGCAACAACAACTAAACCCATGTTCACACCAGAACAATGTAGATTAATTATACAAGCAGGACATAAAGAAAAACCTGAACAAGCTAAAGTAGGTGGTGGTAAAGCTGGTAAGCAAGACACAAAAAAAAGAGTTACTACAATAAGTTGGATTCCATTTCATAAAATGCCAGAAATGTATAAAGTAATAGAGAATCAATTATCTATTGTTAATTTAAATCACATGATGTTTGATAATGTTAGATTAACAGAACCAGCACAATTTACAGAATATCCTAAAGGTGGATTTTATGATTGGCACATGGACTTAAATGCTTTTGGACAAACAGGACAACATCCTATTAGAAAAATATCTATGACTTGTTTGTTATCTGATCCATCAGAATTTAAAGGTGGAGATTTAGCTTTTGATGATAATAAAAGTAAAATTACATTACAACAAGGACAAGCTGTGTTCTTTGCCTCGTTTATGAAACATAGAGTAGAACCTGTCAAGAAAGGAATAAGGCGATCTTTAGTTATGTGGTTTGGAGGAACACCTTTTAAATGAAACGAGAAGTATTATTTCCTACACCTTTTTATTGGAGAGACCTACCTAACGCAAAACAACTAAATCAATATTTATTTAAACATATAAAGTCTTGGCATAAACAAGATGTTAAAAAAGGCAAACCAACAGGAGAGTTTAAAACCAATTCAGGTTATGGTTGGCATAGCGAAACTAATATGAATGATAAAAAGGAATATCAACCTTTAATACAAGAGTTGTTTGTAATGGCAGAAATGTGTAATAAAGATTATGGCATAAAACCAAAATTAGGTTTAGGCAATATGTGGGCAAATATTAATCCTACACACAGTTACAATAAAACACATACGCATCCTAATTCATTATGGTCTGGTGTTTATTATATTAAAGTTCCTAAAAACTCTGGTAAGTTATTTATAGAGGACCCAAGACCAGGACCTAATACACATATGCCAAGACGAGTAGATAATATGCCTAAAGAGTTGTGGAGAGTTGTAGCTTATGAAGCTGTAGAGGGTAGAATGATATTTTTTCCATCTTGGCTTCCACATGGCGTTGATATAAACCTTAATACAGATAAAGGAGAAAAGAGCTGGAGAGTTTCTGTATCTTATAACTTTATACAAATATGAGTTTTAAAAAAAATAAATACCAAATAATTAAAGAAGCTATACCTAAAGATATGGCTAATTTTATTTTTAATTACATGATGCTACAACAAGATGCTGTGTATTATATGACACAAAATAATATCATTAATCCAGCAAATCCAATAATAGGTAATTGGGTAGATCAACAAGTACCAGGAGCTTATTCTAAATATGCTGATTGGGTTATGGAAACTTTATTATTATATGTTAAACCTATCATGGAAAAGAAAACAGGATTAAGTCTTGTTCCTACCTATTCTTACACAAGAATTTATAATAAAGGTAATGTATTAAGAAAACATAAAGATAGACCTAGCTGTGAAATATCTACGACTTTACATTTAGGAGGCGATTTATGGGCAATATATTTAGACCCAACTGGAGCTGATACTGTTATAGATGAATACAAAGAAATACACAAACCTAATGCTCCAAAAGGTAAAAAAGTGCTTTTACATCAAGGCGATATGTTGATATATAGTGGATGTGAACTAGAACATTGGAGAGAGAAATTTACAGGAGATATATGCTGTCAAGTTTTTTTACATTACAATCATGCAAACGGAAAGTTTGCCAACACCAACCTATTTGATAAACGTAAATTACTAGGAATCCCAAAATGAGACTATCAAAACATTTTACATTAGAAGAGTTTGAAAAATCACAAACTGCAACTAGAAAAGGTATATCTAATAAAGCAGGATCAGGAGAGATAAATAGCTTAACTGATGTTTGTTATAATATATTAGAACCAGTAAGAGCTAAATTTGAAAAACCAGTTATTATTACATCAGGTTATAGAAGTCCTGAACTATGCGAAGCAATAGGTAGTAAAGCAACATCACAACATACAAAAGGAGAAGCTGTAGATTTTGAAATAGGTGGTGTGTCAAACTTGCAAGTAGCAATGTGGATTTCTAATAACTGCGAGTTCGATCAATTAATATTAGAATATTGGACAGGCGAAGCAAACTCTGGATGGATTCATGTCAGTTACGCTGACAAGTCAAATAGAAAGCAAATATTGACCTATGATGGCAAGTCATATAAAAATGGATTACCTGACGCTAAATGGTCAGGTGGTAAATTAACAAACTAGGAGGATAATATGCCATATCATTATGGACATGGAAAAAACAAAAAGAGAAAAAACAAACCCAGAAAAAGTAAAATGGGCAAAAGAAAAAAAAGAAGATAATGGTTAAAAGAAGAAAGAAAGCACCTAGAGGTTATCATTATATGCCTGATGGCAGACTTATGAAAAATTCAGCTCATAAGAAAAGAAGAAAAAGAAAAAGATAATGGCTAGGAAAAAGAAAAGAAGAAAAGTACCAAAAGACAAAGCAACAGGATTACCTAAAAAGTATTTGTCTGGACTTAAAGGTGGCAGTAGAAGTTCAAGAGCAAATTTAATAAAAACTATGTCTAGGTTATATAAATCAGGTGCAAGAATACCTGCATCTATGTTTAGAGCAAGGAGAAGAAGTGGCAGTTAGAAGAAGAAAATTATCAGCAAGAGTTATATCTACTTTACGAGCAAAAGCTAAAAGTAGAAAAGGTATTACTTTAGGTATGCTTAAAAAAGTTTATAGAAGAGGTCAAGGAGCATTTTTATCATCAGGGTCAAGACCTCGTACATCTATGGCAGCATGGTCTATGGGTAGAGTTAATTCTTTTATGCGTGGCTCTAGGAAACATGATACAGATTTAAGAAGAAAAAGAAGAAAGAGAAAATAAGATGAGTACCTCTAGGTCAAACAGAGAATCAATTATAAGAATAGAGGGAGAAATAAAATTGTTAAAAGCAGAAATACAAACTATTAGAGGAAATCATTTAGCTCATTTAGAAATGAGAGTTTCAAGAATGGAAAAAGTGATGTGGACTATTTGTTTGATCGCAGCTACTCACTTACTCTACTCCCTGTTGCAATAACACAACTAATAGCATATAAGAACATTATATGCACAAATCAATTCTAGTTATAAGTGATCTTCATATTCCATACCACCACCAAGACAGTTTTGCATTTTTAAAAGAAATAAAAAAAGAATTTAAACCAGACTTCATTGTAAATATCGGAGACCTACTAGACTTTCATGCTATCAATATGCACACACACGATCCTGATTTATATTCTCCAGGACATGAACTACAAATATCAAAAAAATATGTTAAAGAATTAGAATCTATCTTTCCACAAATGATAGAAGTAGATAGTAACCACTCTAGCTTGGTTTATCGTAGAGCTTTAAAGTTTGGAATGAGTAGAGAGTTCTTAAAAGACTATGGAGATTTTTTAGGAACAAAGAAATGGAAATGGATAGATGATTTAACTCTTACTATGTCTAATGGTCAAAGATGTTTCTTTACACATGGTAGAAGTGCAGACATTTTAAAGGTATCTCAAACAATGGGTATGAGTGCTGTGCAGGGTCATTATCATACAAAGTTTGTTATATCTTGGTGGGCAAATCCAGATAATTTATTCTTTGGTATGAATGTTGGATGTCTGATAAATCAAAAAAGTTTATCTATGAACTATGCAAAAAACTTTAGAACAAGATTTATATTAGGTTGTGGAGTAATACTTAATGGTATTCCTAGATTGTTACCTATGGTATTAAACAATAAAGGTAAATGGATAGGTAAGATAGTATGAGTGATTTTGATACAGACTTACAACATCATAAGAAAGCAACAGATAAACAAATAGGCGGAGACCATTATAAAGGATTTACCATATCTCCGATAGAGTTTATAACTGCAAACAACTTATCTTTTATACAAGGTTCAATTATAAAATACATTTGCAGATACGATAAGAAAAATGGTAAAGAGGATATAGACAAGGCAATACATTTTTGTGAATTATTAAAGGAGTTAAAATGTGGTTCGGATTAGCAAAAATAGCATTACAAACAGGTGCTAAAGTTTATGCAAATAAACAAAAGCAAAAAGAAGCAATGTCTCAAGCAGCTCTTCTTACAGCAGAAAAGATGGCAAGAGGTGAGACAGAGTATCAAGGTAAATTATTAGAAGCTAGACAAAACGATTATAAAGACGAGTTTGTTTTAATTATATTGTCAGCTCCTATCATTGTTCTTGCTTATGCAGTCTTTAGCGATGACCCTGCTATGATGCAAAAAATAGAATTATTCTTTCATCACTTTGGCAATCTACCTGTTTGGTTTCAAACACTCTGGATAACTGTAGTAGCTTCTATCTTTGGTATAAAAGGCACACAGATATTTAGAAATGGTAAAAAATAATAATGACTTTGTTATTGTTGATTTAAGAATAGAAGTATTTAGTCCTCATCACT